ACCCAGCCTCTTAGTCCTTACGGACAAAGGAACCGACGAAGCCGATTTGTTCTTCGTCTATCCTTGCCACTAAAGAGGACTTGTTCACCAAACGAGGAATCTTTCGACTCAAACGGGTGTTATGGATATATTGGTAAAATACATCCCACTCATCCGAATGTAATTGATTCCTTGCACGAAGTAGTCTGTCAACATAAGCTAAGGCAACAGAAATACGCCCCACCTTATGTAGTTCAGACATACGCCGTCGTATTAGCTTGAGCTTATGTTTGTTAGGGGACACATTAATTTGTGGCCCATAACGCACATAAGTGTCAAGTTCGTACGATGGTGGCCTGCCCGTGTTTACGACTAGCTTCTTCGTCGTAGCCCCTAGCAAAGACAAGGGTACACACGACCAGATCGCTGCTCGAAGGGTTTCGTACGGCTCTCCATAGATGTTAGACAAAATTGCTACCTTATTCAAGGTAACAATCAAGTCATGCATAGTATTCACCCACCTTATATCAAAGGTAGTGACATATCCATGCCCATCTATGAAATAGGCTCCACACGATTCCCTGTAGCTGGAATTAATGTTAGTCTTATCAAGATTAACACGAAAACCAGCTACTTGCAGATTGGACACAACATCGTCTGCTACGGAGTTTTGACAAATAATGTCATCTCCGAAAACAGTTGATGTCGAATCCAACGACCTGGTTAGAGCAGTAAGAACTACGGTCATGAGATCAAAGGTGAATCCATTACCCATACTTGAGACCTTATTGATAACGTAATAGTTATCATCGGGTCCATAGGTCATGTCTGACCGACAAGTGGATATTTGTGTAAATATCCTTTTGGGTAGAAGATACTTTATTAATCTCATACTAATTGCATCACTGCAATTAGACAAATCGATCGTAGCGACTGAAAGAGTCGCTTATTCTACGTCTATGCTCATCAGCAAGGACGTCGAGATCGATACCAGTCTTGCTTTTAAGGCAAGATCTGAGACCGAGACCTACTGCTCGCTGGACAAGCATATTGCATAGAGGTTCTAGACAGATCGCACGGTCCTTAAGATTGTTCTTAGGAACCGTAGACCATCTATTACCTCTCACAAATTTTACGGTACAGAGAAGCTTGAACTTGAATATTTCGAAAGCAAATTCAGGTTTGTTTTTGAATTTGTTCCAAAGTATTCTATCAATCTCTCTCTGACTTTGGACTTGTGTTTTGCAGTAGCTTTTAAAGCGCTTCTTAACCGCATGTTTTAAAGCTTTATGCCAATACGAATATTTGGCAAAAAGATCAAAACAGTCAGCGGTAATCGTCCACACTCCAGATAGTTTACAAGCTATCGAGGTGCGGTCACCAAGTGGTTCTACCGAAGAACCATTAGTGAACATTAGCTCTCCCATCCGATAATCGGATAAGAGCCAATGTATGAAAAGTCGCGCTTTTGCCCAGTATGGACCTAATATGTCTCTGGGTCGGAGACCTTCGTCAAACGAAATCCACTCAGACCATGCGTCTTTACGGCGCTGATCTGAGATATCTCGTTTGAACTCTTCAAATTTTCCTCGGAATCTCGTTTGAACGAGAGTACGAGCGGGAGACATATTGCTGTCATCAATAAGATGAGCAGCAAAATCCCGAATAAGAAGGTTAACAGCTCTGATCGAGTCTGATGGTGCCATGGGTCGGTCCTTTCATAGTGCCAACGGTTAATGGAGCGAAGTAATTTAGACATAGGTAGATACCTACGTCAAATTACAACGCATCATTAACGTATGGTGCCGTGGCCGGACGAAACCCCTGCATCACATTCTCAGTTTCCCATTGAGCCAAACTGGCCCCGATGGAAGTCAGAATGTCACGAAGGCGAGCCTTGGACTGTATAGACCCCGAAACTCGGAGTCTAACACTCAAGGCATCCAGGGCAGCAACCCCACCTACGGTAATGGAGTTATTATCGTTTCCGATAATTTCCACAGCGTAGTTGGGGACCTGCACACCATTCAACGACTTGTTGATGGTGCTAAATCGGAACCGAACAGTCATGTCCGGCTTCGCAGGATCGGCGTAAGTTACGCCACTAGAATCCTGGCTTTTGACCGATAAGGTCACAGTTGCCATTTCTGGCTCCTTTATATTAGAGGTGCCTCAAGAGGCGACCTAGTTGGTTAAGAGACAAAACGGCACCATCAATCAATCTTCGCCAATTTAGGCTAGGATTAAAGGTCGGCGCCACACCTGTCACAGGAATAACCTCCCGCTCGTACCAATTTGTAACTACTTCGTTAAGTAGGTACAAACCTTCAGGGTTATTGATAACCGTTGAAGGGTCCGACGGAGGTGATACCCCTACCCAGTTGACCGGGAGCTTCTTCACGACAGAGTACGTAAAGTCTCTAGTTGGAAGATGAACCCAGGTTCTTCTGGAGTAGTTTTGACGGGTGGAAAGACAGGCATATGTCGTCTGTGACCATGGTTGTACCGACGTTGTGGAAGCTATATAGCCTCCTACGTTGATAAACCAATCTATCACAAACGAGTACGGAATCAATTCCCAAGCAGTTACAAGGGGATTGACTCTATAGCCTGATAGTCGCGCTAGCTCAGTAGACGAGTAAGCTTGGAAAATTTCACCTCTGATCGTGATATCACCTTGCACATCTTCTAACAGATATGTATCTGTCGAAGGTGGCAAAGCTTGACCAGTTTCAGAAGGTGAAATAACCTTACGTTGCCTCGTATACACTATGCTGCCCCGATTCATGACTTTCATGATATCACGGACAGAATAGACGAGCGGCATGATTCCGTATCGGTAGGCCATCCACTCCTTACCAAGTTCTCTAAACACCTTACTAGGGTGTTTTAACAAGAACTTGGGGGAGAAACAGCGGGCGGCGCTCATCACGTCTTTTCCAAAACGTGACTTGAGCGTTTCCAGTATCCTTGTCAGGTCACTGGAATACTGCTTTATCATTTGAGGAATCTCATGCAACTGCGCGATATCGGTTAAGATATCGTAAGTTGCTGTAGCTTCCTCAACCAAAGCATTCCGCACATCAATCGACGCGGCCAATATGTCTCCAGCGTTAATATCGTTCTTGACGAACGTATTATACGAGGAGAAATCACGTGATTGTTCCACATACGTGGAATAGAGAGGACCTGTCTTAGCACGCCGAGACTCCGTAGGAGTACAAGCGCCACCTACCCGCGGCACAGTGCCGTATTGGTAGTAGACGTTGATTCCTGTCGTAGCTCTCTTTGTGGTAATCAGGTATTGCTTTTCCTCAACTATGCCACGACTATAGCTAGTAAAGTGAAAAGGCGGCCACCTATGTTTGTTCCTACCCGAACGGGTAGGAGACTTCCATGAGGTCACCAGTCTGTATGGAGAGTAATACAACACCGAGCCAGGGTTTGGCGGTTGTGAAACCGGCGAGACCGTTAAGGTCAACGTCCGGTTAGAGCAACCATCGTACCCGGGCCAAGTGTTACTCCACGCAGGTACTGATGGCGCCGCGTAAGTCGCTTTATAGCGATAGTATGGAACATCCATGCGCGTATCTTCCTTTCAAAAGATGTGAAGGTAGCGGACCTGTGGCCGGGCAATAATTTGCCATTACTTAGGAGGTGGTAGTTCCTTAGGAATTGATCGTTTCACCAGGTGCTCTACTAGTATGTTCGCAGCCGCTAAGGCTACGGCAAGTAGTAAAGACTTGAGTGTATCGATAAATTTCATAGGCCTCCTTCCTAAGTCTAAAATCCGTCTACATAAGAGTATAGCACTCTTAGAAGACAGACGGTACTCGGAGGAGAGTTATTTCCCCTTCTCGAC